ACTTGCTTCTGTTACTGAACCTGTTTCAGCGGCAGATACGGCTGTTGCTAGTCCTACATAAATACTGTCACCAGGACTTGCAAAAGTAACGCCTCCTATAGCTGCATTGTTTTTAAATAAAAAGTTTAACAACCTTCTTTCTAAATAATTGGTTGCTGCATTTGAAGTTGCCATATTTTATCTCCTATGTTCTTTGTCTTCTAGGTAGCCCTTGCCTATAAGCATCAGCGTTTTCTCTGGATTCAGCAAAATCTTTTAATCGGCTTACTTCTTCCATAAATCTATCACTATACATTTTTATCACATCTGGTTCACCTTTCATAAATATATACGCTTCTACAAGCGATCCGTAAAGCATAGCGTTAATAGAGTTTTTACTTAACCAAGTTGTTGTTGTATCACTTGATATAGCTGAAATAGCTGAACTGTGAGAAGTTGTACCACCTGTAACTGTTTCTCCAACAGTAAAATCTGTTGTTGGAACTATTATTGTAAGTTTATTTGTACTATCATCTTTACTGCTAATTGTAGCCGTTGCACCACTAGCAGCACCAGTAATTGTTTCATTAACGGCAAAGCTACTTGTTTGTCCAACAGTCAGAACAATTGTACTATCTGCCAAACTAGTTGGTTTGTAATAGTAATGTAATTCACAAGTGTAATTACTATTTGGTGTAGGAGCTAATATAAAGTTATCAACATCAAATCTTGCATAATATTTGGGAACACCTGTAGTTGCAGGATTAGGATTATACTCTTGTACAAAGTTAACATCTTTTTCTAATAAAAATTGAACATTACTAGAATTAGTTATTGACAAACTAAATGGAGAAAAAAAGTCTGTCGGTACAGATAAAAATTTATCAGAAGAACTTGTTGCACTTGTTACATTTTTACGAAATACTTCAAAATCAATCATTTTAAAAAGACGATTTTCTGTAGATCTAATAAAATTTCTTAAATTATTTTTAAAAGTTGTTTCAGAATTTTCTGTATAATCTTGAATAGCTGTTTTTAATGTTGTTAATGTATAACTCATTTAATTCTCCAATGTTACAGGACCAGCCGAAGCTATTTTACCGCCACCTTTTATCGAACCTGTTGTAGCTGTCGCAGAAACACTAACTGTATAATTGTCTGTATCAACAACACTTGCTATGGCATAACCTATTGCTAGTTCCATTACAGAAGAAGATATACCATCAAAAGGAGCCACATCTCTAAAACGAACTTGGCTAGAAACGGTTCTTCCATGTGAATGTTCTTGAACTGTAATTGTAGTAGAGCTTTGTCCTGATGTTCCTGTTGTAAAAGGATTAACTCTTAACAATACAGATACTACAGGTTCTGATCTTGAAGGTCTTGAATTACGCAATGATTCGAGATCAGCTTTTTTACGAGTAGGGTCAAGTTGCGGGTGCTTTACTTCAAATTCATCTTTGCCAACCATAAATCCTGTCCACTCTTTACGCATATCTCCTAAACGATAACGAAATCCAGAACGATCTGAAATTCCCCATGCGTTTTTCGAATTTGCAAATTTTGACATTAACCTACCTTATAGTAATCCATACTAGGAGTTATATTAAAAGATGATCTATCTCTATCTTCTGCCATAGCACGATCAAATTCTTCTTCATAAATATTTTTTAATAATTGTATACGATCTGGAGCACGTTTTAAAGATATATAATATGCTAAACCTGCTGTTAAACATGGGTAAAAACGAAAAGGTACTTCTACAGTGTTTGTATGAGCATCAGCATCATTCATACGTGTCAAAGCGTCATAATAAAGAACGTCTGTGGAATTTTCTGGTGCGGGCCATATTTTAAGATTAGGAGTTATTTGTCTATCTAAAAAATATTGCGTGGGTCTTCCTGTCGTTGCTTTGTTAGGAATAGTTAAATAATCATCACGACTTATTCTTGTTACACTGTGATCTGTACTGCTTCTTCTAAGAACAACAGACAATATATCAATAACATCTGTTCCAAGAGAATATTCTGTATCATCAGCTGCTAATGCTTGAGTTCTTTGAACAATTGTCCATTGATTTAAACCACGATTAGCCCATTCAGCTAACATTAAATTAAGTGATCTTTTAGCAGTTTTTAAATCATAACCTGTACGAATTTCTAATCCACATCGTTCAAATGCTTCTTCTATATAGTCATCTACAGCAGGTTCAAAATCAGTCGATCCAGATAAAGCCATTTTTACCTCATATAATTTGCGTAATAAGAATTAAAACCAAAGAACATAGTTGAGCGATAGCTAAGATAACTATCGCCCATATTTTTTGGCTTAAAGATTTAATATCTTCCTTTAAATGAACAAGGTGATTATTTTCTATAGTATCTAATCGTTGATTAATTACTTTTATATCACCTTGTATTTTGGAAGACATTAGTACCCTTTTCTTACTTGCATGATAATTGTATAAGTATCAGCACTTGAATGTCCAACGGTAGTAAACTTTATATCACCTGTTTTACCACCTCCAGAATTGTTCGGAATACCGCCAAAAGGAGTATAATCGTGATAACCAGATTGATTTTCTCCTAGTTGTATTGCTAAAATATCTGTTGAAGCATCAAACAAAATACTTACTTTCATGCCTGTACACTGCCACCATATTTTTTCAATGGTTGCATCAGTACAAGCTCGTCCACTTGCATCGGATGCTAAAGCACTAACATCAACTTTTGCAACAGCACTTTCTCCACTGCCATCACTAATGTTTGTAAACTTTAAAACAGCCGTTTTTAAGCCATCTTGTATAGTTTGACTTGCTACTGCATCAGCCATTTAATCCTCCTAAAAATGTAGGGGGGGAATTTCACCCCCATTTATAATTACTCGTTAATTATTCTACTCATTTTTACATAATGACAATGAATTGCTTCTGCAGCTCCTGCACCAGCTTCAATCCCAATGTAAGGAATTAAATCAATATCATCAGTCATTGCAGCTGATTTAGTTGTTCCAGTAGTAACCGCAGTTCCACCTGTGCTTCCAGATGTGCTTGTTACGTTGTACTGAACACCATTTACAAAAATAGACATTTGTCTTGAACTATCAAACTCTATTTTTAAATGATAAATTGTAGAAGCAGCTACAGTTATTGGTAAAACACTAATATGATCAGTGCCACCAATACTATGAATAAAATGCAGTTTTGTAAAATCATCAAACGCTTCAGAGTTTGTAGCATCTGTTTGAAACTTAAAGTATGCTTGGTTAGCATCTGTCGCTACTAACTGGTCATTCGTAAGTTTTAAACCAGCCCAAGACTTTTGGTTGTCAATTGCAGGTAATGCTATTGATGTTTCCCAATGAACTTGGTTTTCAGTGCCCCATAAACATCCAGCCCATGCTGTTGCAGCAGTATCTAAATGTGGAGTAAGTATTGCTTGGTCTTCGTCTGCACCTGCTGTAGTTGCCACAATTCCTGCTGATGTTGTATTAAATGTACATAACGCTGTAGTCATATTAGTTCCAAGTGCTTCCCAGTTTCTGTTCAAAGCTCTTTGAACTTCAACTGTAGATACTTGGTCAATATTTGCATTTAAACCTGGTCTTTGTAAAAACCATTCGTCTAAATAAAAACGTCTTGTATCTTGTGGGTAATCTCCAAGAGTTCTATCTGATACTAAACCAGTAGTAGAATCTTTACTGATTAGTTTCATCCCATTTTGTGACCGTATTGGTCCTGAAAAAGTTGAGTTAGCCATGTCAATCTCCTTGTCTTGGCAAATGTCTACTTAATTGTAGTCAAGGTTTTTTTTACTATATAATAAAAAAAGGCGACTTGTAAAGTCGCCCTTTAACATTTGTTCGGTTTATTATTTAAGCACCCGGTGAACCAAAAACACAGCGAGGGTCAGAATATCCAAAAGAATATCTTTCTCTTGCTTTAAATCTCATGTTACCAGTGTCAAAATCATCTTCCATCTGAGTCTTTAAAGGAGTTCTTTCAAAGTGTAAGAAACCTCTTGGAGCATCAGTTTTGATAAAAAACGCATCTGTATCAGTTAAAAAATGGTTTACAACGTAGCCATTTGGCAACATACCCATATTTTTCATTGCATTAATATCATTGTCAGAAGTACCAGGTCTTAAAGTAGACTCTAATAAACGATCTGCAACAAATTGTAGTTGAGGCGGAATAATTAATTTCATGCCACGAAGAGCAATAATCATATTTCTCTCATCAACAAATGTTGAAATGTCAATTAAAGCGTTCTCTAATGATGTTTCATTCAAATCAGCCGCAGTTGAAGGCTCATTTGCAAATGTTCCACCACCACCCAGAGGATGATCAGTAGCACAAAGCTCCTTACCATCACCACCAGTGAAAGAGCTACTAAACGCATTGTTTAGTGTAGCAGCAGCTTTAACTTGTTTGCTGTGAGCCATAGAACGAGCTAATGCTCTTGTATATCTTGCACCTAATCTATCGTACAAGTTATCTTCCATAGCCTCTTGCGTTAAAGCAAATGCTAATGCAATAGTTTCGTGAGTGTAACGAGCAGTATAAACTTCGTTAGCACTATCAAAACTTACTCCAGCACCTTCCGACTTAGTTGGGGCGTTGCCAAATCCTGACAACATTACTTCTTCCTCAAATGCACGATCAGAATTTTCCTTATCGTATATTTCAGTATGCTCTGCATCGTATCGGTCATATTCCATGCCGAATAACGCATTTAAACCTGGCTCTAATTCTTTTGCCAGTTGTGCTCTACTTATAGCCATCTATCTATCTCCTTTAAGCTAACCCGGCACCTTTGACACCGAATACATGATTACAAATTACAACATGCACGTTAGTATGTGCAGTTGCGACATCTGAGTTTTCAGGGTCTTGAGAAATGTCTATAGCCTTTAAAGGTAAAGTTGTTCCTGTACCTCCATCAGTGACTTGTAACTCAGCTCCAGAAATTCCAGTAGTAGTGCTACCAGAAGATGTATAGACAATATCAAAGTTACCCAAAAGGTCTGCTACTGGGAAAGCAATTGCAGCTTGAATTTCAAAAATAACCATAGGGTCATCAATGATAAAAGCAATTATATCTGCTGCAGCAGTACTTGCTGGATAGTAGTTACTATAAACTTGCTCTCCAGATGTTGGGTCAGTATATTGACATCCATTAAATACACCAACAATAGGTACAGTTCCACCATCTGCGTGGACTTCTATGCCCCCACCAGTGACTTGCATTACCATGTCACCTTGAAATATAGCTGTATCATAATTGTTAGCAATTCTATATCGGCTTTGTCCTCCAGTGTAAGGTGTTCCACCTATTCTACCTACAGGACGCATTCCAAAAGCGGCATCTTTATTTGCCATTTTCTTTCTCCTTATTATTCATTAAAATTGCGATTTTTCCCAAAAGAAACATTAGAATTTCTTTGAGGTTTTAATTTTGGCATATTAGGATTATTTTCCCTCATCCAATCACTATCCACCGCATCCATTTGTGCCTGTGTTTTATTTCTAAAATATTTGTCACGCTGTTCAACAATTTCTTCTGGAACTCTCGCTAACAACAATCCACCAGTGCCGATAACACCAGCGTTTTTGCCTTCATCAATAACAGGAGCATCAAAATCTGGGTACTCTTCTGCTTTAACAAGTTCATAACCTTCTCGCCTTCTTTTAAAGACGTTATTACGATCATCATATTCCATGACGGATTCACGTATCCACCTATGTTTGTATCCTACAGGTGCTTCAGGTGCATCTAAAGCTGACGGTGGTTTCCATTCGGCTTTTCGCTCTGTTTTTTCACGAGATTGCGAATCTCGACTTTTGCGATCTAAATTATCAACCATTAGCTTTGTCTCCCTGCTTCTAGTTTAGCAACTTCTTTTGCATAACGCTCAAGAGGAATATTCATCTTTTTTGCAAATGCAACTTGGCCCGGTGACAATTCCACCGTCTTTTTTCGCCCAGATTTTACAGACCGTCCATTAGACGTTGCAGGAGCAACAGTTTGGGCGTTTTGCCGTTTCTCCTGAAATTTGTTTGGAAAACTTTCTTTCATTCTTTTATCTATTTCAGCATAGTAATCATCTGAAGTAGGATCAAAACCTTCTGAACCAACAAGTTGTTGATGCAATCCTTGAGCAGCACCTGTCATAACCATATCTGTACCAAACCAATTATTAGACTTCATCCATGTTTGTAACTTAGGATCAAGGTCTTCTACTTTTGGTGGTTGTTGTGGTTGTTGTTGAGCCTGTTGTTGAGCCTGTTGTTCTTGTTGCTGTTGTTGAGCTACATTTTGTTCAGAACGAGCCTTCTGAATACGAAGCCTTTCTTTTTCAATAGCTAATTTAGCAAGAACATCTTGTGCTTCTGCCATTTTTTCAGAATCACCAGAATCATAAGCTTCTTTAAAAAGTCTTTTAGCTTGATCATTTTGACTTTCAACACGAGTTCCATATTCATTAATGTAACCTTGGTCTAAATCATTAAGACGTTTTTTTAAATTTTCATTTTCTGACTTTTGCTGTTGTGCATATTGTAAAGCAGCTTGAGCTTCTTCTAAAGCTTGTTTTCTTTTTGCTGTTAACTGATTAATTCTTTTTTTAACATTGTCAGAATAATCTGTTAATTCATCTTCTTGTGCTGAAACTTCTTTTTCCTGAACATTTGTTCGGGTTTCTTCTTTTTCAACAACTGGTATTTCAGTAGTTTGTTCGGTAGAATTTTCTTCTTCTACTTCAAAAGAAACAGCTTCATTATCTTCTACAGCATTTTGTGTCTCAATATTCATATCTTTTCTCCAATCTCTTTATACATAGGAAATATCACTAGGGTCAAGTATTGTTGCGATAATATTGTCATCATTTATCAATCTTACCTCTAAATTCTCAACTTTAAAGCGATTTCCAGCATATCTTCCCATAAGAACCCAACTTTTCTCAGAACACCACGCTCCTGTTGGGAATTTCCCATTGTCAGAATAAGCATCTGGTCCAAGTTTAACGACATAAGCGGCTACTGTTGCAAAACTTTCACGATCTCGTGTTGCATCAGGTATGTAAACACCGCCTTTTGTTTGAGAACCCATATAATAAGGTATAACAAGTATCCTATATCCTACAGGTTGGGGAAGCCTTTCCAAAGCAGAACTGTCTAATTTGGAAGGGTCTTTTGAGTTTGGGTCAGTTTCTTGTTTTGGAAATCCTTGTTTTATTGCGTTTGGGATTTCATTTGTTGCTCCTTTTTTACGTGCGTTAGCAATTCTTTCTGGCACGAATAGTTTTTTAACCATCTTCAATCTCTAAACCTTTCATCGCAGCTTTTATTTCATCTTCAGCGTAAGTCATGCCACGTATCTGACCTACAATGAACCGATAGTCCTCTATGGATTCTATCGCACCATCCGAAAGCGTAACCATAAAGTTTTGTTTTCGCTCTCGTATGTTCTTTAACAAATGTTCGGCTAAATGTATTCCGTCCATTTATTTACCTTTTTTATTCATTAATTGCAATCCTGTTTTACCGAACCTGTATCCAAATGAACTTCCAATACAAATATACAAACAGGTGGAGAACCAATTTGGCGTGGACTCCTCAAGAAATATAAATCCTTCCCTAACATATTCTTGCGAAAAAGGCAAAAATGAAGCCACTAGGATTGCCCCAAAAATTAGGGTCCAAAATTCATCTTTCCATGATCCTGCCATTTGTGCTGTAAGGTTTTGCTCATTAAGCATATCTGATGTCGCAGAAGTCTCATAGACCTTCGCTTCGGCTTTGGCTCTAGCGACTTTTACTTCTGTTTCAGCTTTGGCTTTATCCATTTTCCCTTGAATAAATGTACCAGCGATATTAGCAATAGGGCCTATTAATGAAGCAAACATTATATAATCTCCGCTTTACCACGTTTTTCTAGTAGTTCTGCAAAATCTTTTTCTTTTTTACCGCCATCATACGCCCAAGCATATCCTTCATCAATCATTAATTGATTGACAGATACAGGAGAGCCATCAGCATAAATCCAGCCAAGCATTCTTCCATATTTTCCATCTTTCTCTGTAGCTATTGTCAATACTTCAGCTTCTCTTAATTTTCTTTCTAAAACGATTTTAGCTTCTATACCAAATTTTTTTTCATCCCCATCACTTGTTCGACTTTCAGGGCTGTCTATCCCCGCAACACGAACACGTTCTTTTTTTGTAAGACTAAAACCTAAGTCAATATTGACATCTACAGTGTCTCCATCAACAACTTTAACAACATCTTTTATTTTATATTCATACATTAGCACTTCCACCTTTTTCTAGCTTGTCGTAAACGACTGTTTGGATTTTTAGCTGCTTTAGGGAATTTTTTCATTTGTCCTGCACTTCTAGCACAATACGATTTTCTACGCTTAGAAGCTTTACTACCTTTTTTTACTTTTCCTGTCACAGCACCTTTTAATTTACTACCAGGATTATCTCTACGATATTTAGCAATACCTTTCTTGGTCATACCAGCACCTTTTTTAGTAGCTCTCTTATGACCCCCACCTATGGTATGACCTTTCATACTACCTTTTTCTTTTGCCATCGTTATCCTCATTATATAAATTATCAAAAACTTTGTTTACATCTAATGTATAGTCTAAATTAGATTTTGAATAATGTATATGTTGTGAAGGTAAAAAATCTGGAGCACCTTCACCTGTTTCAAACCATGCTGGATGTGTAACACGAACTCGGTTATTTGGCAATGCTACTATGTTTCCTGTCCATTCTCCTGCATCAAGTAAATACATAACGTGACTTTGTTTATGTTGTGCTGGATCATCAGCAATCTCACTATCTGTATAATCAACTGTAAACAAATACTTTGCTGGATACATCTCCCCACCTATCTTTGCAAGCCAAGGACATGGAGTAGCTCTATCTAAAGTATAGACAGCATGCGTGTGAGATGAACAATCCCAAGGTTGAACATCATGTACTTCCATAGGTTCGGGCCATTCTTCGACAGGTATGTCAGACATTAAAGCAGTTATAGGCATTCTAGCCCACATAGCTCCGCCATGCACATTTGATTCGTCTGTATCGTCTGTCTCACAACCTGTGAATATTACTTGAAAACTTAAACATCTGTTAGGCATGGTTGTTACAGCTATAGCCATAGCATGTAAAAACTCTCCGTGATACCTAAGATGATTACAAGTATATTCCCTTCTCACCCAACATTTAAATTGAGGAATATTACTTTGCAAATAGGGCATTACTTCTTGACTAGTTTGTAGCCTTTCTTATTAGCCGCTGATCTAATCTGTGCTACAGTCATTACTTTACCGCCATTTTTCATGCCTTTAGACTTAACTTTACCGCCATTTTTCATGCCTTTAGGTCTAACTTTACCGCCATTTTTATAGCCTTTTTTCTTCATCATTGTAATTCTCCTATGTTTTTTTTCTTCTTTTTAATGATTTCACTCTTCTAGGTCTACCCGCAGGTTGCCCTAATCTTTTCTTTTGTGCTATTCTAGTCCTTTTTTCTGTCTTTGTCATCTCCCCAGATGTTTTAGGAGTCTTTTTTGATATTCTTTTACTTGGTCTGCAATACGGAGTGCCTCGTTTCTCACCTTTTTTTCTTCCACAAGCCTTTCCTGTACGGACATCTTTCCAATCTTCTTTAAACCATCTTTTTAAAGCTAAACCTGATTTTGTTTTACGAACAGCCATTAAAAAATCCTAGTTGTTTTCCGTCTTGAATTTTCTACTTGACCACAGCCTTTAGCGATAAAACCACCTTTATTCATCTTTACAACACCACCTAATGCTTTTTTTACAGTTGATTTACCATAATTGGCAGCACCAACTTTTCGACATTTTGCAATAGCACCAGAAGCATAAGCTGATGGAAAAACTTTATAACGTGCTTTAACTTTTCTATAACAAGCATCTTTTGGCATATTTTACTCCTTTTGGTGAGGGGTATCAATGGCACCCCTGCGATAAATACCCCTCATAGTATTATTCAATTACTACATCTTCTGTGTACAATGTAACTTTCTGCTCTAACAACTTTAATTGTATCTCAATATCTCTCATTCGTACAATACTTTCGCTTACAGATTTTGGTGGCTCCCATTCATCTATCCATGTATCATTTTCTTCCACTTCAATAGTCAACATATCCATTTGGTGTTCAAGAAATGTAAGTCTTTCGGTTAAGCCAAAGTACAGCCATACTGATAGTCCTGTTAACGCAATCATAGATATTAAATTCCTTAAAGGAATATTGATATGACTGTCATCACTGATTTTTAATTCTGATTTACTCATTATTATTTCTCACTAAGTATGATTCTTTTTCATCAAAAACAAAAATTGCTTTTTCTTTTTCTGTTTCCTTAACTAATTCTTTTTCAAACTTTTTTTTAAATTTATTAATTCTCATTCTTAATCGTATTACTTTTTCTTCTAAATCCATTTTTTTGTTTACCACTTAAATATTTAGGGTCATTACTCTCCTTTTTTAGGTATGCAGTAAGTCGTGACGTAAACCCTTGAAAAAGCCGTTTGCTGATGCACGTTCTGGGAGCGGACCTTTTCTGCATATCTAAGGCACGTATCCAGATCATTGAAATAGACATCTTCTTGTATCTCCGTTCCGTGTAAAATGACAATTAAGACCCATATCACCTACTGGGAAACATTTGCTTGTGTATTAGAAACATTTGAACCATAACCACCACCAAACATACTCCCAAACATACCACCTAAACCACCCATAAATGGATTTTGCATCATATTATTACCTCCAAAACCAGG